CATAGACAGAAACTTGCTGCCAATCTATGAATGGGTTAGGTATTTCGAAACTTTGGAGAGCAGTTCCATCACTCACAAAGTCAACAGAGAATGGAATCCCCTGAATAACCTCAAGACTTATTGCGTTAGGATCTGTAGCGGAAGATGAGGGGTCTTTAATCGTAGCGATTGCATCGGTTGTGTTGGAGAATACAAGAGATTTGTTTCTGTCATTACTTCGTGAGGTTGTGAACTGAACATTCTTAGAGAACACTGCTTGCCAACCGTAATAACTTGCAAGAGTAGTTGCATCCATTCCCATACCACTGAAGTCAGGAGTCACAGAGATAGAAGTAGACGAACCTTTGAACCCATGCGCCTTGTATCCCACCAAGTGTCCCAACATGTTTGACGTTTCGTAGAGTTGAGAAGTGGTTATGTACCGCTCATTAGCCATAGCATTCACATAGTTACCAAAGATTGCTCCGGTATATGAGAACATGTTTACCAAATGACTAAGGAACGTTCCCTCAAAGTTTGCATCCTTGAACGCATCAGTTGCTCTAAGGAACTCTATAAGGCTTTCTTTCAATCCTCTATAGTCGATATCTTTAAAGTTAATGTTCTGGTCTGACATTACATTCCTCGTTATCTGGTAAGATCTTCTAGTGATAGGGATTCGTCAAAGATTCCTGTTGTGATACCATCTCCCAACAAATACATTACAGAGACTTTGATTTTATATAGACTTATGTTTGTCATATCTATTTCTATTCCAATGATCACAACCTCAGGCTCAGTCTCAGCGATACCGTCTCTCAATCTCTGCTCAATTTCGAATCCCATCATGTTAGCAGGAAGAGCATTCTCAAAGATTAATTCTTCGAAGTTTGAACCGAATAGAGGTTCGAGAGGTTTATCCCCCGAATTAGAAACGAGGATTGAATAGATTGATTGATTAACCGCATCAATATCTTCAAGCATTTTTAAATCACCATCATCATCCAACGCAAAGTCGAATGGAATATCTCTTCGATATGCAAATGGAATATCTTTTGTAACAACCATTTCTTATTCCTTTACTACGAACAACCAACTTCCGAACAACTTCCCGGTACGAGAGGATTAAGTGCAGAGTACAATGCAACTTTGCTACAGGCATCAGCATTAGAGTTAATATCAGTTGCTAGAGGTTTAATATCAATCTCAACAGTAGTTTCGTTTGGATTCAAAGAATCAACTGCAGGAGTTTCTATCCCTGTAACTACTGCTAATTGTGATCCAATTACAGTATCACCATGTATTAAAGTTGTTCCTCTTGTCTCGTGATTTGCTTCGAACAGAACATCTTTTTCTACATTCAATCTACCAGTAATTAGAACATCACCATCAAGATTAATAGTAGGTGCTTTAATTTTATACCACTCTACTGCTTGTAATCTCCAGAATTTATATGTATCTTCTACGCATGAGTTGGTATAGATTGAATATCTGTGACCATTTGCATAGCGTTCCATATCACCAGAGTCTAACTGCCATCTCTGATCACCATCCTGTAAGTGGAATGTCTGGTGTCCATCTACCAAGTGGAACTTTTGATGACCTTTAAGAAGATGGAAATGTTGATGACCTTCTACAAGTCTGAATATTTGACTACCTTCGTGCAGCAAGAAGAATTGATTACCACAATCATTCTCACCTTCCCAAGTCCAAGAAGCAAACTTAGCATCACATCCTAGATTACTTGCAAGGGTTGGTGCTGTCTTAGGGTGATTGCTTCTAGCGTCTGTACATCCGTGCTGATTATCACAATGGTCAGGGTTTCCAACCTCTTCGTGATTCTCACTTACTTCGAATGAGTTGAAAGCAGAATCCGCTTCGCCAGATCCAGTTCCGCAAATTTCTATGAACTGGTGTCCTGCATCAATATGTAAATGTTCCCAACCTTTATTAACAACTCTGTTGTAGTTACCTTCATCAATATGTTGGTTGTGACTTCCTCTATGGAGTCTGTAGTTCCTATCACCGTGTTCTATCTCTTCGTTGTCGTTACCTGTATAGAATCTTGTGTTCCTGTCAACTTTATATGTCTCATTGACCTTGTTCATATAGTAGCGGTAAACAAAATCTTCTACTACAGTCTTTTCTCGTCCGGGGTTATGCTTTCTTTCCTCGAATCTTGATAATCTTTGCTGCCTCTCCTCACCTTCTATATCATCGTAGGTGATTTCATTCTCAACTCTTCTCTGTAACTCAGAGTCGGTGCTGTCAATTGGCTTTGCTTGATTAGATTCACCGTCAAATTTAACCTGTTTAGGGTTAGACCATTCAATATCAGGTGTATTTGCTATGCCTCTTTGTCTCTCATATATCTTTTTGATCGATCTTTCGTTGTTAAAGTCTTCTTTTTTACGACTTGAATCGAGTTGAACTAACTCTATAAAGTATTTAGAGGGATGAATGAATACTCTTCGCTCTTTAAGTGTATCTGTATCAACTATTTCTCCCTGAGGATTCCTCTCAGTATTGACCATAGGGTACTCAGGTTTCCAATCAGTACCTCCACGGTTCTCTTCATCCTTCCCATCGACCTTAAATTTGTATTGATGTTCGTTATCATCGTCATTATGACCCCACTTATGCTCATCCCAGAGATCTAATTCCTGTTGTTGCTCCTCTTCTGTTAATCTATTACTAGGTTTAGAGCAATGGATACCGTTATATCCGGGTGTATCATGGTTAGCAGCACCGTCAAAAGCGATTCTAATTTGTGACAGGAAGAAATCTTCGGGAAAAATTGGTTGTGGATCGTCTTTATCTTTCGTTGGAGGAGGTATCTCTGACTCACCACCTTCTCCAAATATATTTTTACGAGTCGATGCTCCCCAATCTTGAACCGGATGTTCTATCTCTTCGTCTTTTTTAGTCTCGTACTTGAGAATTTTTTGACTGTAACCACTCTTATCATCATACTGACTTGACTTATCAAACTCGTAATCGACTCCTTTGTCTCCATCCTTACGTTTTCCATTCTTCTCTTGATAGTCTTCAACATCTTCAATAGCAGGAGCAGCAGCAAAGAATACTGGGAAGTTATGATCTCCTGCTTCAAAGAAGACATAAACGTGACTACCGATAGAAGGTACATTCATTACGCCGATGTTGCGCAATCCACCACCAGACATTCCTAAACTTGTAGCAGGAATTGCCCAAGGTAGATGAAATGTTTCTACATATGCTTTGTTATCGCTATGGATACCCATAACTCTGACACGTATTCGACCTGCTTTCTCGGGGTCATCGACATCCTCTACAACTCCTCGATACATCAGAGGATGTTCTAGAATATCTTCGCCATACATTTCAGTGTTAACGCCCATTAATTATCTTTCTAGTGTAAGAATTTACCAACTCTTGATAGAGCAAGTGTCTGTCTGTATGGATATCCTTTAGTGTTCCAAACATGAACTACACCACGAACAAACCACTTACCTTGAAGTTCTTCAACGTTCTCACCAATACCGGCAACCTTGTTTTCAATCTCTATACGGTCCCCAGATTTCATTCTTGGGTCTGAAGTGATACCGTTTATCTGTATTTTAGTCTGCGCCTGTGCCGCAACTGCAGTAAGTATTTGATTGTATACCAATGCCTGACAGAAAGGTTTATCATTCTCTCCTCGATAACCTGTAGGAATATGGAAACCAAACATATTATTGATCTCCTCTTCCTTTTCGTATAGTGGATTAACTTGTTTCAGTGGTCTTTCCTTATATCCATTCTTGAGAGTATATTCTTTCTTCTTAAACCAATTGAATCTCTCAGCAGAAGCACCAGACAACCCAATCTTATAGAACTCTTTGTGGGCAAAGTCTGGGAAATACTCTTTTACGATCTTCTGTGTGTCTGTTTGTGCTACCTGAATGCTTTCGTTGACAATATCCTTCAATTCCAGTTCATGTAAATCGCCATTCTTCATTATAGATTGTAGCGATTGGAAGTGGAATATATCGTCAAGGTCAAAGAAGCAGTGATAACCTGCCGCTTCAGGGGGTGCAAGAGCGTATCGCTTGAGATAGTTGAGGACTTTGGCAGGACTCCAAAAAGGAATTGTGAAACTCTCTAACTTATTCTTTGTTGCTTCGATTGTATCTTTACCTTCATTAGTCTTGATAGCATATTCACCGTCTTTGTTAATCAGATTCTTATGAATCCACTTAACAACTTCACTCAATTTAATGTCAGAGAAACCTTTTGATATCTTCCAGACTTGGAGGTTGCGATATGCAGGGAATTGTGCTACAATCATTTCTACTCTGTCATAATCACCACCATATATATGACCATGTTCCCAACCTGTCATATTCAGGATTTCCATTTTGAGTTTACGTACCTTACCGTAACCTCCACCTTCGTCTCTGTTTGAATACAATTCAAGTCTAAGGTAATCATATCCTTCAGCGATAAGTTTCTTCATTCTAAACGTGCCACGGTCTGAGAATCTTATTCTACCGAAGACACAGAATTGATCGATACCTTCTTGAAGTTTCACTTCGATTACGTCTTGGTAAGAGATTCTTTCTTCCTCACCATCTTCAGCGATTCTTCCCTTACCATCTTTAGTGATAGGGATAATGATGGGGATTTCCCCACCATGACCACCCCACGCAAGTTCTCGACCTAAACCTTCTGGCATTTATTATCCTACTATCTGGTTATTCTTGTGCAATTCTTTCATTCTCTCTTCATATAAATGAACAATCAGATCAAACTCATCCATTCCCATTTTGTTAGTCTGTACTATATCCATTTTGGATGTTATAAACATATCAACTTGCGAAGCGAGAATATCTAGATACTCCTCTGTCGTTAAAAATCGTACAAGTATAGAATAAAATCCGAGAATTCTATTGCCTCGATTTCCCCGAATGCTTCCTCGAAGAACTCATTAACTACGTCAAAGAAAGATGAATAACTTTCTCCATACGCTTTCCTAATATCTCTTACGGTATCATATTCGAGTGTGTTAAAAAGTTTAATTCTCTGTTCAGGATTCATCATATGTGCTTTATCGTCTTGTACAAACGCTTTGACAGTACATGCAGATGTTAAGATTGATGCAGTTGCTTCTGGATCTCTCAGCATCTCACTCTCGATATATTTCATATCGCCTCTTGTTGGAATCATAAGGTAGAGTCCGGTTCCGTCTTCAAGTTCTACGTAACCGAGAGGATTCTTAATGAATCTATCCTTACCCTCTCTGATTCTTTCAATCAACTTCATTGCATCCAAGGTAACTCTCTTCTTAACTGCTTCCTTCCCTTGACCATAAGTAACGATGAATGTGGAATCAGAAGGTCTAGATACACATCGGAGCATAAGAAGGAGATACAACCAATCGAAGAGAGTCAATTCCTCAACTGGATAATTATTGGTGATACAACGTTGCAGTGATACGTCAAGAGCGTTCGTCAGGACTAATTCTCTATGCTCTTTAAGTCTCGAATCATCTGTTGTTTCTTCGATACGTTTCATATCGCTCTCAAACATCTCAAGATGCTTCGTCATGAACTTGTATTCTTCAACAGACATTGATCTGAGTTGTATCTTCGTTGACTCTGTAAGTAATTCAACTTCATCATTGTAAAGAGACTTCTTCATTCCTCCGATGAAATCCATAACAGATTTATCAGAGGCATTGATAGATTGTAAAGACGGAGGTACAACACTTGGAGTCTGTTTTACTATTGGAGTCTTCTCAACCTTTGGGATAGACTTTTTAGCGGGTTTAACTTTTGGCATTTTTGGTGGATTTGTTGCCGGTTGAAGACCTCTTTCTTCTGGAATTATCTTTTTTGGTACAGCGAGTTCTTCCACTTCTGGTTCTTCTTCTCTGTAACCAAATAACTTCTCTTTGGTTGCTTTCGCACCTGCTCGAATCTCAGGATGCTCGTTTGGATTGTGGATAATTTTATCCAACAACTCCGGTGTGAGTTGTCCTACGTTTTGATTCATACCAGATGGCATTCCTGCACTAGGAACTCTGGCTTGCTCTGGTTCTGGCAACCCTTCGTCTAAGAACTCGTTAGACATATCTTTCTCCCTGTTTGTTGTGGTCAGTATTATTTAGTCTCTTACACATAGAATTTCCAATCTAATTTTGGTAGGAATAGTATTCAGAATACCTGCTAAAATTGCATAGATGCCCGTAGGCATTTTTATAAGTGAAATGGGTAGTAGGAGGGGATAATGCTATAAAAATACCCTACTCGTTGAGGAGCAAGGTATTTTTATATTATGATAGATGCGTATATAATAATTACTACTTGGTATAATAACTGTAAGTAATAGTAGCATCAAAAACCAACGGAGCGTCTTTGGTTTCGTGACCGTATGAGATAGCACCGATTGCTGAGAGGTATAACATACTCATTTTGTATGTGGATGCTACACCTCTTGAAGTATCAAGTTGGTACAAAGTAACTGTACCCATATATACTGAAGGTGCTTGCCACTGAGGACCACCACCTTCTTCATATCGGTACACTTCGTCAAGAACTTTCTTCCACTCTTTGAGTACCTCATAGTCTGCATCGATAATAAATTGAGCAGCAAGAGGTTCATACGTTGGAGTACCGGCAAGTTTGTAAGTCATACCGAAATATGAAAGTGCAACTTCGTTAATAGTCAAACCGGGAAGAGCAGAGGTTCTCATTGAAGCAGTAACTCTTTGTGGATCTTGCAACTGTGCAAAACAA